TGTTGAGTGAGTCCTCGGTCCACTGCACGATGTTTGTCCACAGGCCGTACACAAACCCCAGGATCCCCTGTCCGACGAACTCGATCCCGGTAGCGATCGCGTCCCACCCCATTGAGATCACGCCGACAAGTGCCTGCATCGCACCTTTGGAGATGTCGGTGAGCGCGTCCCCGGCAGCCTCCCAATCCCCGGCGATAAGCGAGGCGAAGAGTTTGACGGCACCCAGGATCACATCCAGTACCCCGGAGATGATCGTCTCGATGTAGGGCCATGCCCACTCGATGATCGGGACGATCACGGTGTCGATGACCCACTTGATCGCTGCCCCGATATTCTCCCAGGCAGCGATGAAGAGCGGGGCGTTCGCCTCGTACCAGTCGAAGAGGTAGGCGAGTTTCTCCTGAAAGAAGTCGAGCACCGGCACCAGCGCCGTCGCGATCGGGGTGACGATATTCTCGATCGACCACCGGATGCTGGCAGAGAGGGCGTCCCAGGCAGCAAGGAACGCTGGACTGTGGTCGTCCCACCACGCCTGGAGGTCGCTGAGTTTTCCCTGGAAGTAATCGATGGCCGGGGCCAGGCTGCCCCGGAGTGTGCCGACCAGGGCGTCGGGCGAATCGGCAGCGTTGCCGAACCAGGACATCACCGTCTTGATCCCGTCGACGATCCCCCGGAGCGCCGGCAAGATGTAGCCGTTCACGACCGGGACGAGAGCCCCGGCGATGTCGAGAACGATGACGTTGAAGTCGGCGGCGAGTTTTTCGAGTTGCCGGTTGATCCCCTGTTCCATCATCTCGTAGGCCGACTCAGTGGCCCCGGCCGAGTCTTCCATCGTGGCGAGTGCTTCGGTGAACGCCTCGGTCCCGCGACCGGTCAGGACGAGCGCCCCGGACCCGGCTTCCACCGACCCGAAGAGATCGTTGATCCCGACGTTTGCTGCGCCTGCGTGTTTTTCCAGGAGCTGCAGGGCTTCCTGCACCGTCCCGCCGCCGGCAATGAACTCGCGGAACGATTTCCCCGACAACTCTTTGAACAGGGTCGATGTCTTGCCGCCCTCTTTCGAGAGTTCAACGAACATCTGCCGGAGTTGGGTCGTCGCGACCGATGCGGGCACACCCTGTGCTGTCATCGCGGCGATTGCTGCCCCAACTTCCCCGAACGAGATTCCGAGCGCCTGGGCGGTCGGCACCACGTTGTAGAGCCGTTGTGAGAGTTCTGCGAACGAGACCTTACCGACGTTCACCGTCTGGAACATGATATCCGAGGCGGTTCCCACGTCAAGGATATCGGCCCCGTAGGCGTTGACCACCGAAGTCAGGCCGTCGACGGTTGTCATGATGTCCGTCGCGCCGCCCACCGCAGCCTTCTGCGCGGTCTCAAGGAACGCGAAGACGTTTTCCGGGGGCACGCCGGCACCGATCGCATCGTAGAGGGCGGGGATCGTCTGGTCGGTCATGATCCCCATCTCCGACGAGATCTTCTTGACGTCGGCGATCATCTGATCCCGCACCTCAGCGGACGCGCCGGGCATGAGCGTAAAGACCTGGTTCATCCCCTGCTCAAAGTCCGCAAACTTCTTGACGCCGTAGACCGCCGCTGCGCCCACAGCAGCCCCTCCTGCGGCGATCGGGACGGCAAGAGACTTCATCGTCGTGGCAACGCTTGAGACGATCCCGGCTAATTTGGCCTTCGCTGCGTCGAAGTGCGTTCCAAGCGAGGCGAGATGGTCCTTGATCCCGGCCGTAACTCCTTTGAACTTGTCGCCAACCGCGGCGATCGAGGGTGAGAGCGAAGAGAGTTTGGACGCAATCCCCGAGGTGGCCCCTTTGACCTTCTCCCCCATGGTGGCGATCGAGGGCGAGAGCGAGGAGAGTTTATCGGAGAACCTCGTTGCGAACTCGCCAGTCTTCTGCTTCGCACTATCGATCCCGGTATCGAACCCTTTCTTATCGAGGCCCAGGGTCGCTACGAGGTTCCCGACGTTCAGCGCCATGTGTCGTCACCGTTCCTCCGAATATCAGTGCTATCTCTTTGCATCGTCGTTTCATCTCCTCCGGCGACTGCGGCTGTTTTGGCGTCGTGTCCGGGAAGATATCTTTCCAGGTCCACACCCGGTCCGTCCGTTTCTGCCGGAGCGAGTTGTAGACCGCGGCCGCAACCGTCCCCGCCCGGACGTTCTCCATCTGCTGCTGCTGCCGGTCGCGGGCGGCCTTGCCAGCGATCGTGATCGCAATCTCCGCCGGCGTCAGGTCGTAGAGGATGCGGGGATCATCGAAGTACCCGGTTTCCGCGGCAAGGTCGAGGTACTCGTGCATCCACCCGGAGAACGGTTTCAGTTTCCCGTATCACCCGCGGGTTTCTTCGTCGAGGCCGACTGCATCGCGTCGTTCAGGAGTTCCGCGAGTTCTTCGATGGTGATGTTGTCGAGGACGGTCTCAAACTCCGCGTCCGTCAACATCTTGCCGTCTTTCCGCATGCAGAGTTTGACGAGCCTCGCTGTCATGGTGACGTTCGGGTCGTCGCCGAGCATCTTCGGGAGATCGGTGATCTTCGTCTCGAACTCCCGCTCGATCGCGATCGAGGTCCCGGCGGAGAAGCGGAGGGTGTAGTTCACCCCTCCGATCTCCCGGGTCACGTTCGGGATCATGTTGAGGACGCCTCACTGAACGCGGGCGGTGTCTTGCCGTCGATCCGCATGGTGAAGGTTCTCTGGACTTTTTCGTCCTTGGGGACAGCGATCCCGATCCCGGACACAAACGCCGTGAAGGTGAGCGTCGAGGAGTCCGGGAACGTGATCGTGTACTGCGCCGAGCCCCCGCTGACAAACGCCTGCGTCAGCCGGATGTTCCCGCTCGTGTCCTTGTTGTAGTTCACGGTCAGGTCAAACGTGCCGGCGTCCTTGAGGCCCTGCACGAAGGTCTTCCACCCGCCGGCGCCGTAGACGGTGTCTTCGATCTCATCTGCGGTGAGCGAGAGGTCACCGATCGCGTCCACGTTGGCGATGTTCCCGCTGCTGTCAGCGATAGTTGTTGTCTTGCCGATATAGGTCGTCATGTGTACCACTTGCTGATGTCAAACTGCACCGGGCATGCCCCGGCCGGTGCTGCCGGGTAGTCGTCGCCGGGGGCGGACCACTGCGAGTAATCGTAGTAGTCGCCGCAGAAGGCGATCGCAGATAGGCGCGGTTCGGTCACTCCGGTCGGTAAGAACCGGAACGACCGATGGATCAGTCCGTCCCGGGGCGTCTCCTGCCCGAGAGCGGAGACAAACGCCTCGAACACGTATGCCGAGTGGTCCGGGAAGATCAGAGCATATTCCGCGGACTCCCCCGATTCGTAGCGGTCGAGCAATCGGACCGCCGGTTCGTCGTTCTCCCGGTAGTTCAGGCGGACAGTGACCGGGGCGTCCCGTTTCAGGCCGACCCGGTGCGTCCGGCGTTCCCGCGGTCCGTGCGTCGTGGTCTCGATCTCGGTGCGTTCGAGGTCGAGCCGGCCGATCGCGGAGACCGGGGCGATGGTGACGCCGGCGGTCACGTCATAGAGGATGGATCCTTTACCAATCATGGAGTGTGCCACCTCGATAGGTCATAGTAGGCGCCGCACAGGCCGATGACCGGTGCCGCCCGCTCGCGTATCGTGGCGAAGTTCAGGCTGAACTCATGCGTCTCCCCCTGGCTCGTGGCGGCCTTGCCGAGGTAGGCCGGATCACTCATCGCCGTGACGGAGAGGTAGCGCGTGCCGTTGATCGGCCAGTTCGCGAGCCCGTCGAATGCGTCCCGGATCTGGTCGACCTTGTCGCGGGCGAGCAGGTAGGCCGGGTTGCGGACGAGGACCTGCACGGACGGCCGATCGATCACCTCGCCCGGCCCGTAGTCGTGATACGGAGCGGGGCCGCCGGTCTCGACGATGGTGATCGCGGCCGCCCGGTCCGGGACTCCCCCGAGCCACAGGCTGATGCCAGGTGTGCCAATCCCGAGCTCGGTCAGGTACTGCACGAAGTCGTCGCCGACGCTCACGGTTTCACCTGCCCGAGGAGTTTCTGGAGATACTTCGCGTATTCTCCGGAGAGGTGATTTACGGCGTTCTCCAAGAACTTCGCTTCCCCAACGGGGTGGCGGACACCGAGCCGTTCATGGACCGGGACGGCATATGCCTTCCCCTTCTCCCAGGTTGCGCCGAACTTCTCGTAGCCGACCACCTGCACGTAGGTGTCGCCGTCCCGGAGCGGCCCCTCGTTGAAGACCCGGGACCGGAGTTCCCCGGTCTCGACGGGGCACCGGCGGGTGGACTCGCCTTCCACCCGGCCGCCGAACTTCCGCATACCGTCCGCGACCGCGTCCGTCATCCGGTCCTTATAGACCTCCAGGTTCGCGATCAGCGTCTGGTCGCCGTTGACATACGCCACCTTCACGCTTGGTCTGGCCATGATCTTAACTCCGGCTGTAGACCGTCTCGATGCCGCCGATCTCCTCCCCGGTCTCCGGGTCAGTCGCAATCACGATATCTGCGATCTTGACCCGCCGGATCTCCTCGTTCCCGTTGAGGAATACGTATTCGTCGTTCTGTACCAGGAGGCGGTCGGCGTCGATCTCCTCGGCCCCGACGGCCGTGTGGACTCTCATAATCTGTTTCCCCGTCATTCAGTCACCTGCATCAGATCCTTCGCCAGGTCGTACGATTTCTGCCAGATTTTCAGACGCTCGTGCTGTTGTACCATGTAGATCGCCAGATTTCCAGATCAACAGACTCCGCGGAAGCCGATGTTGTTATACGCGTCGGACGGGGCGTTGCGC